CTAGCTTGCGACTCTTTCAACGCCCTGATTTCGTTCACCAAAGCCGAGTTGCTATTGTCGCCGCTAGTGTTCTTCGATAAGCGCTGCATCAGCACGCGGTTGTCAGCTGCTGGGATGATGCGCTCGCCCTGGTGCACAAGCGCCGGCATCGTCTCAGGCACAAAGTTCGTACCGACCGCAAACGGGTGCAGCTTCGTGTATTCGGGGCTGGCCTTCGCCGCCTTCATCCAGTCGGCTGTCTCGTCCGCGTCCATCGTCGACCCGTACGCATTCATCCAAAACGCCAGACCCGCTGCATCTGGTTTGCGCCCCAGCACGGTCTGATAAAGCTGGTTGAGGCTTGACTCGGTGGATCCAGCGATGCCGGCGACGATCTGCGAGACCGGTGCGCCGCTTGCCGCAGCGTTTTGCCACCATTCCAGGCCAGGAGCGTCCGGCGCACGGCCCAGGTATTGCTGGTACGCGCTGTTGATGGCCGAGGTTGCGCCCACGATCGGGTTTTCCTTCGCCGACAGGATCGCCGTCGTCAGCCCGTTCATTGCATCGATCAGCGTCAGCCCGTTCACATCTACGCCCTTGAGGACGTCGATCTGATCTTGACTGGTTTTGAGGACCAGGTCGAGCGACGACAGCTGCGCTTTTGCCACATCAAGCGCCTTCTGCTCGACCGACAGTTGGGTATCCGTCACGGTGGTCAGCTGGGCGACGTCGCTCTGTGTCTGCAGCAGGTCGCGCATGTAGTCGGTGTACGTGCTGAACTGGCTCGAGGAGTCCTGCGTAACGATGCCCAGCGCTTTCTTGAGCGATTCAGTCTGTGAATCCGACAGCGTGCCGCCGGCTTTGGTAATCGCCAGGTCAGCACGAATCTCGGCCTGCGCGGTCGCACGCTGGTACACCATCTGTTCGGGCGACTTGAAGCTGTCCAGGGTCGAGTGCAGGGTCTGCGACAGCGACTGCAGCTTGTTGAAGGCTGCGGTATGCGTGTCGACCGACAGCTGAATGATCGACTTCTCGCGGCTCACCACTTTCTGCAGCGCTGAGTACGCATCGTTGACGCCACCGAGGACCGTGTTGGCTGCATCCTTCGCCGCTTGGGTTGCTGCCGTCTGCGCCTTTATGGCCTGTACCTGATCGAACAGAGCACGGTTGCTCTCGTCGAGCGCATCACGCTGCTTGGCCAGCAACTGGGCGGACGACATCGTCAATTCATCCAGCTGGTTCTGAAGGTCCTTACGCTGGTCCAGCATATCCTTCTGTGCATCGCCTACCTGCTTCAGTGCCGGCGCGATAGTCATCAGGGTTGTATAGGCTTGGGCTCCAGCTTCGGTCGTGGTGTCCAGGCCGACGATGAAATTGCGGAACAGCTTGGCCGCATCTTCGCCCGAGCTCGACAGTCCGTACTGGGCCAGCGTCGGGTCGATGCGCGCCTGCAGGGCAGCAGCCTGCTCTTTCTCGCTGAAGAAGTTCGTCAGGAAGTACTCGCCCTGACCGGCAAACTTGTCCAGCCCGCCTGCCAGCTGCACCAGGTGGTCGCGTGCCGCAATCGATGCCAGGCCGATCTGGCCGAAGGTCTTGCCGAACGACTGGAATACGACGTCGATGGTCTGGTATTCGGCAGAGACTCGCTCCAGTGTTTCGAGGTAGCCTTCGCCAACCTGCTGCAGGTGCTGCAGACCGCCAACGGCGTACCGCGCCATGTCGTCGCCCAGCTTGGAGAATACCGACTCCAACGCCTTTTGCAAGTCGTCGCCCTTGAGGTCCTTCAGGCTCACCTGGCCGATGTCCACCACAAAGCCATTTAGCTTGTTGGCGAAGTCGTCGCCGGCTAGGCCAAGCAGCGTGCCCGAGGTCTTAACGGCGTCAGCCAAGGACGTGATGATCGAGGTGAACTGCTGGTTCGCGACCTCACTCAGATCAGTGGTCTTCTCGCTCGTCTTGTCCTTGCCGAACCAGCCACCAGACGTCTTGATGTCGGCGTACTGGAACGCATGGGCGCCGTTGCCCAGGATGCTCGCCAAACTGGTCGCTTTCATGCCGAAGCCGGAATCGGTCACGCTCTGCTTGCCGCCGAAAATCGAGGTCATCAGGTTGGTGACGGCCGGGATCTTGCTGAGGATCGCCCCGGCGACTGCGCCGACAACCATACCGATTGGGCCACCTACGGCGCCCAGTGTGGTGAACGCAGTCAGGCCGGCGCCGGCCATGCTGCCGAGCGCGGCACCACCCGCAGTCAGCCCAAGCGTGCCGACAGTGGAGGCGAAACCATTGTTTGTGTTCAGCGCACCGACGTCTGGGTTCGTGATGTCGGTGCTGCGCACCAGCTGGCTGGCGAAGCTGCTGATGTTGGTATCGATGCTGCGCAAGGTTGCGAGCATGCTGTTGTTGATCGCGAGATCCTGATACGTGTTCTTCTCGACCGACTCCAGCGCGTGCTTGATCGATTCCGACTTGGCGTCATTGTCGCCGAAGACCGAGCCAGAACCTTGGGCGGCCTGGCGATCCTTTGCTGTCGTGTCGGCTCCACCTCCCAGGCCTCCAATGGCAACACCTAAGCCCGCGACCAGGGCGCCCATAGCGGCCATGCGGCCGAAAGCGGTGTAGGGGTCGCCTTCGCCTTGGGTCAACACTGCGCTGATGGCTTTCGGCACAAGTTCTGCAGTCGTCGCGGCCAGCTCAGCGGCATGGAACACCTGAGATACAGCTGTCAGGCTTTGGTAGCCGCGGCTGTGCTCGCCGAAGAAGCTGGCCGAGGCGGCGGCCATATCGCCATAACTCCCCAGCTGCTCCTTCGTATTGCGGTCGTTCAGCTTGTACAGGCGGTCCAGATACTTCTCATAATTACCGCTGGCCTTGTACTCGGCATCAGCATTGGCACGCTCCTTGGCGATTGCAGCCTGCTTGGTGCCGAACTGCTGAAGCGCTGCGGTCATCTTGCCGATCGAGTCCCCTGCGGACCCAAAAGCAGTACGCAGGGCATCGCCAAGCGACTCTACTTTGGCCGGGTCCAGGAAGCGGTCAAGCTCCTCCGAAGCCTTCTTGCCGGCATCCAGTTCGTCGAGGCGGCCTGAAGCTACCGCCCCACGCTTTTTCACCGCAATCAGCTTCTCCAGGTTCTCGATTTCCTCGAGGTAGAAGGCTCCTGCACCATGCTGTGCCAGCTGGTCCTGCAGCCGTGCAATTTCCAGCTCGGCGATCGCCTTTTTGGTCAGGCCATAGGCTTGCGTGAGTCGCTCGTTCGCCTCTACTTCCTTGACCGCATCCTGGATCTTCTTGTCGGACGCGGTGTGGTACTCCAGCATGATTTTGGTGTACCCAGCAGCCCCTTCCGCGGCGCGTTTATTCGCGGCGAAAACATCCTCGTTGATAGCATTATTGGCGCCGCTAACGATGTTCAAGCGGCGCTGCATTGCCGCCTTTAGGTCGGCCTCGTCCTTTTGGTAGGCCGACTTGTCTTCTTTGCCAGCATCGAGGGCGGCGCGTTGCTTGATGATCCCGATTTCGAGATCCAGCTCTTGCAGCTGCAGGTCCCGCTTTTTGTTGATGTAGGCGTACTGGCTGATTAGCTGCTGCTTGTAGGAGCTCTCCAGGTCCGCCAACGCGCCGGCCAGCACTTCACGCTGGACGGTGCGATCCCCTTCAAGCTTGGTCAGCAGAGGGTTATTAAGGGAGGCGAAATCTTCCTGGACCTTGGCAACTGCCTTCTTGATGTCGCTGTCTGATGCGCCGGCCGCCAAGCCGGCATTAACCACCTTCTCGATCTCGCGCTTTTTCTGACCGGCCTTGTCTAGCGTTTTGTCCATGATCTGATCCCACGCCACCCCTGCCTTGCGCAGTTGGGCCGAGATCTCGTCCTGTTGACGCTGCCATTCGTCCTTGGAGACCTGGTATTCGAGCTCGGTTTTCCGACGTAAGAGCGCGGCCTTGTCTGCGCCTGTATCGCCGCGCAATGCAGCAGCGTCCGCCGCTTGGGCACCACGCACGCCTGGCGCACCGCCGCCCTCTTTCAACTGCCCGAGTTTTCCGATGACTTCGTCCAGCTCTTGCTGTGCACTTTTCTTGCGACCCACGCCGAGGAAGGCGTCCCACGCCTTGGCGGCCATGTCCTTCGCACCCATCCACGCTTGCTCGATGTCGCCCAGATTCTCTTTCATCTTGGCGGAGCGGTCCGCGAAGGTCGCCATGAAGGCCTTCTGCGCGGCCTCAGCGGCTTCGTCACCTTTCCCTTGATCCGCTAGCGCCTTCACCTGCTCATAAGTGCTAGCGGTGAGAAAGTGATAGGTTTCGTCCAGCTTCAGCAGGGCGGAAACAGGCGCCTTGTCCAGGCTGGCGAGGTCTTTCGCCATGTCCTGAGCGCTGACCCCGATGTACTTCTGCGCCTGCACAGCAACGGCGCCGAACTGCTCCAGATTCTTAGAAGAGACGCCACCAGCGTTCACCAGTGCCGTCAAGGCTTCAGCCGCCTCGCCTTGCGTACCAACCGTCTGGCTGATGGCGCGCGCGTAGTCGCTGAGTTGACCGACACTGGTGCCGGCCGCGTTCCCAGACATGATGATCGCGCGACTGTAGGCGTCGGCTTCCTTGCTGCCATGGTTGTATGCCAAGGCCAAGGCGCCGACAGTCGCAGCTGCCACGGTGTAGGGATTTACAAGACCAAGAACGGACGACGCGACGCCGCGCAATGCCGCGCCGGCACTGCCGAACATATCACGCAGCTGGCCGCCCTGTTGCAGGAGTACGGTGAGGGGTGCTTGTCCAGCCTGCAGGCCGACCACGATGTCGGTTAGCTGGGCCGGGACCATTCGCATCGCGTTCGCGATCTGGGCAGTGGATGCCCCGATGCGGCCATTCATGCCGGTCATGGCTTGGCCGATGCTGTCGATTTGTCGTATGGTCGTATCGGCGCCGTCAACCGAGAAACTGATTACGGCCCCTTGACCCGGATTAAAGCTCATACGTGCCATCCTTTTCATTTATGCCCAGGGCAACCCCAGGCATGGTGAATTGCGGCGCGCAGCTGCGGCGCGCACGCGCGGCCGGCACGCGCCGGACGTTTAGTTCTTCGGCTTGGCGCCGATGTCGCTCATGAACGCGTTGAAGCACAGCATGGACATACCAGGCTGGTCCAGGAGAGCAGCGAAGTTCGCTTCCGAGAATTCGATCGGCTGATCGTCGGCGCCAACGACGTCATGCCAGCCGTTCACGACCTGGTGGAGGAAGCCTTTGACCGGGGCGTTCGGGTCTTTCATCAGCTCGTCGATTTCCGGCTGCTGCAGACGTTTGCACTGCAGGCCGAAAGTGAATTTGACCGGCTTTCCGTCTTCGCCTGCGACGCTGCCGACGACAGGGACGCGGATAGTTGCACTTGCATTGATCTTGTACATCTGGGTTTCCTCTGTTGGTAAAAGGTGTTGATCGAGTGACGCTGATTAAGCGCCGTTGGCGCGGTATAGACCGCGGAAATCGATGGCTTTGGCGGCGAAGTCGAGACGGCATTTCAAGCTGACGCCATCGATAGCAAAGCCGTTTTGGATTTCGATTTGCGGACCTTCGGCGCCGTCCAGGTAGCAGTACTCGACCGTATCGATTTCGCTGCTATTTGCTGCTGCGTACCATTGGGTTGCGCTGATACCGTCCAGCAGCGGCTCAACAACAGGCTCCAGGCTGGTACGGCCGCCCTGGCGGAACTCGCTCACATCTGCCTGGCGCGCCGGCACGTAGTTCGCGCTGGTCAGCTGGTATGCAGCCTGTTCCAGCGCGGTAGGCACGATCAGGTAACGTGGGCTCAGGTTCAGGATTTCGGATTGCAGGCCGGCTTGCTGACGCATGGACGAACGCATCATCGCCAGCGAGCTCAGCTGCAGTGCCGAGGTCGATCCCTTGCCCAGGTTCTTGTGGCCATCGTCGAACAGTGCGACGCCGTCTGCCAGCGGAGCGTTGCCGGTCAGTTGGGCGTAGACGAGGCGGTTTTCCAGCCGCGCGGCAGAAGCGCCGAAGCCGGCCAGGGCGGTATCGAACGCACGGAGGTCGTCGTTCACGATGGCCTGGCGGGTCAGGTTGATGATGCGGCCATGCGTTACCAGGGAATAGGTTTCGGCGCCGTCGCTCATCTGGCCGTACTGGAATTCGCCATGCTCGCGAACCTGCAGCAGATCAGGCGCGCTGCTCATCTGCACTACGCTGATGGGCTTGAAGTTCAGCACGTTCTGAGCGCGACGAGCCCAGATCTTGTAGGAGGCTGGGTTCTGTTCGTAGGCTTGACGCAAGCGTTTGTTACCGACATCGGCCATGATGGACGGGAAGTCGGCTGTTCCCATCGAACGGAACTGCAGGGCCTGGCCGGCAAGGGCCATGCGGTCCAGGGCGCGCACATTGACACCTTGGGCGCCCAGCAGCTCGCGCGCCATCTCGAGCATCGACATGCCGCGGAATCGCTGACCATTTTCGGTCAGCTTGGTGGATGGATGAATGCGGCTCAGCAGGGCATCGGCCATGCCGGCAGCGGTGGTATCGACTTGGTCGCGAACGGTAGAGATACGGGTCATAGTGGCTTGTTGAGTTGGTGGTTAATTGAAATGGCCGAATCGCGGCCACTCGACGCCTGCCTCTTCAGCGGCCGCGTTCAGGGCGTTAATTTCTTTTTGAAGATCTGTAATACGCTTGTCGAGGTCATCGGCTTGAGCTTGGCGTT